ATGCTTCCGGGCACAAGTGAAAGGAGTCAGAGATATACCTTTCTTCATGTATCGTTTAGCAACAGTTTTGGGTTAGCGTCCGTACACCCTCCCCACAGGGTTTGTCGGTTGCGCCAAAAAAGGATCATATAACAATTCCACAACGCCAATTTATCGGCGACCATCCCCGTGTCCGGCAGGCGGCACGGGAGGTCATACACCAAAACCTGCAGAGCGCTTTCCGGGAACTCGCAAAAGTCCTGCAACCTCGGTAAAACACCGTTTAAACGTCTTTAAAATGATTGAAAATGCAATGATCGCAGTCCAGGACCGACTGCTGGAACTGCTCCCCGAGAAGATCGCCTATCTGGCCGAGGATTGGGGACAGCTGGATTTCTACAACGAGCGGCCGCCCGTCAATTTTCCGTGCGTGCTGATCGACATCGCCGAGGCCGAGTTCTCGGACTGCACGCGAAAGGTGCAACTGGGCGAGGCGATCCTGACCGTACGGGTAGCGCACTTCGATCCCGTAAACATTTCAGCCCTCGCACCGAACCGTAACAAAGCATTCCGCATGTTCGTCCTGCTGCGGTTGATCTACACCCAGCTGCAGGGACTCTCCGGAGAGGGGTTTTCGGGCCTTACGCGCACATCCCTGCGGCGGGTGAAACGTGAAGATGCGATCCGTGAATACGTCATGCAGTTCCGGTTCGGTGGAACGGACAACGCAGCCTATAAGCCGCGAAAAAAGGCCGAAGGCGTCGAGGCTGACATAATTTGTCGAGTATAAAAAAGCAGCAGAGGCGTTTAATCCTCTGCTGCTTTTACATGCGTTCCAATTTCTCGGTCAGCGCATCACATATAAATTTCGTCCGATTTTTCGATATGGCATCCACCCGCTCTAATAGTTTAATTGGAATCTTCGTTGTGATAGCTTTGGTAGGCTGGGAGCGTTTCCGGCCTGCTCCAATCCGACATCCTCCGCGATTGCTTGTAGGGGACATTTTATCCATTACTCAACAACTTCACCGACACGCGCGCACTCCTCGCCGGAAATCCAAACATACACATCGCCTTTCCCGATCAGCTGCGACAAGATGCGTCCGATCTCTGATACATTGATCTCTTTGCCCGCCATCGTCAATACTTCATCGTTTTGATCACGCATGGCTACATATTTTTTGTACCACAGCGTCGAATTGAAAGACATTTCACCGTTTGAATTGCCAGCGTAACGCGAGGCGTCGAGTAATTTAATAGTATTAACAATATGTCCGCTTCGAACTATGTTAAGAATTTCAGAAATAGAAATCGGTGTTTTCATAATTGTGCCGTTTTGTAGTTTTGTTATGCAAATATAAACATCTTTTTTTGAAAAAAGCAATATTATTTCAAATAAATCTGATTTTTTATTCAAGACTGTCGGCTGTTTAGTCGAACAGAGTACGATCCGAGAATGCAGGCGGCGTTGTGTCTGCCCGTTCTTCCCGAAGCCAGCGCATGAATGTCATATAATCGACATGAAAGGTATCGCGAATGTATTTGCGCCACACCCACCGATAACAGCGGTCATGTCGCCCCGGCTCGTAATAGCTATTTGCAATCTGTACGGCATGTTTCCGTTTCTGGATATAATTTCGTCTGTTGTATGCCATTTTCCGCAATTATTGACTATCTTTGTAGCAGGTCGGCCTTGTGATAGCAATATTGCAGGGCTTTTTTATGTCAGTTCACCACGGTCGGACCGCCTCCCGGAATGATGTAGATCGGCGTCACCTGAACCGAAGGCCGTGAGGTCGTGGCGGGCTTCTTGTCTCCGATGGCCCGCAGTTTGCGCACCAGTGCTTGCAGTTCCTGTGCATCGAGCATATAGAGCAGACGTCCGCATATCCGCCGCTGCAGCAGGAAACGGTTCACCTTCGTCCAGTCTTCGGGCGAAGCGTACATCCCGAGTTTCGTCAAGTGTGCCAGGACCTGCGACCGGAGACGCCGGATCGCGTCAGAGGCCGGGGTCGTCTTGGCCCGGTGGGCAAACTCCATATATGCCTGCAGGGCGACGATCTCATCGTCGGTAAGTTCGTCATAGCTGCGGGCATCCCACAACGCCAGGATGTCCTCCCGATTGGGGATCAGGCGGCAGGCCGACATCAGGGTATTGATCCGGCGAACCTTTGCGCCGCGTTCGAATTCGGTCATTTTGTTACAATATTTAATTTAATCATGTTGCTCCCGGCGGCGGAATCGAACCGCCGCAGAAAACCGTTCGGGAATTAGGAACGTAGCTGTTTGCGAATCTCTATACAAAAGAACCAAACAAAAACGATAAGGTATAAAAAAGCATCGACCCATAACGGACATGTTATCCACCACCACGACCAATCGACCGCATCTGTCAATTTGAGCCCCAGGAGAATGATAAATAGGGATATGGAAGGTCTGATGATCATGGCTTACATGCGATTAAATGACGGTTCGATCTTGTGCCATACACCGCGCTCGTCGCGCTGGTGAAAGTAGAAGTTTATGGCGGTGCCGTTAACGACGTTGCTCTCTTTGAACAGTTGCATGATTTGCGAGTATTCGGGATCGCCGAACTGCGCCTCGAGATCATACAGCTTGCTGATGGACTTGTAGTCCAGATCGCCCTTGCGGTTACGCTCCAGGAGCGTCATTGCCAACTGGTACATCGGATCGTCGGCCCCTTTCTCCCGTCCGCCGATCCATGCCTTCAGGAAGTCGATCAGCCGGGCGGCGGCCACGTCGGCCCGTTCGTCAAAGCATTTTACCCGATTGCATTTCACCTCGAGGCGGAAGTCTCCCTCCTGCACCGAGTAGCCGAGCTGGTCGTCCCGGCGCGTGGCTCCGTACTCCTGCATGATTTTTCGGAAAGCATCGGTCTCGGCCACGACCAGGTCGTAGAACTCGCGCACCCGGCCAGTGATATTACGGGTTTCGGCTGCCATACGCTTCACGAAGTCGGCCCGCGTCTCCTCATAGTCCCGGCGCCGTTTGTCTGCGGCCTGGCGCTCCTCGGCCCGCTTCTGCTCGAGCAGCTGTTCCAGCTGGTCGGCGGTCATGTCTTTCAGTTCGTCCTTCATAGTGATATTGATTAAGAATTACGTTTGTCGGTGTAAGGTTCCCCGGCGATACTGCAATAGTCGGTCTCCATGTTATGCAGGCCAGAACGCATGTCTTCCAGGTCTTGCTCGATCTGCGCGATCCGCTCCGGGGACAGGCTGTCCCTGTGTTGCATCAGAAAACTTTCTGCTTTGAGAATGTTTTTACGGCGCAATTCGATCATGTATGAAAGACAGTCCAGACTTGCCGCCGATGATTTGGTTAGTTCGATGATCTCGGGCATACTGATTACGATTTGATGGTTTTGATCGCTTTCAGGGCCTCCTTCGAATAATTGTCGAGGAAGGTCTGCCGCATCGCATCCGCGACACTCATAATCTCGTTGATGCTTGCCCCGGTTTGGGCGACTGTCCCGGCAAACCTGCGCAATTCCGCGATCAGTTCCGGGCTGATTTTAATACCGTTTTGCTGTCCCATTGTTGTTGTTTTTCATTATGCCGTACATGGTTCTGAAATAGTCGTCCGTGAGCGCCACGCCGTCCTTGTGCGCGGCGATGATCGCAGGCTCGAGGTAGTCGTTGAGCTCCCGGTAATCGGTGCAGAGCTCGACGAGGATTTTGCGGAGGTTTTCATCCTTGACCTTATACATGAAGTTCTCGAATTTCCGGTCGATCGGCGGCAGAATAATTGTGTTCGCCTTCATCCGGCTTTTGAACTGCGGCACGCCGTTGACACCGCGCAGTTCGAGCCTGTCGAGCAGTTTCAGCAGATCGGCGGTTCCGGCGATCGCAAAGGCCGCATATCCCTTGATCATGTCATAGATGGCTTTATAGGCCCGGATACCCGGCAGTTTGGTGTTCTCGCCCTCGTCGAGGATCAGCATGTTGCGCTCCCCGCACAGCGCACGGCGCCGGAACTCGGAACCGATCAGGCGCAGGCGTGCACCTTTCTGCATCGGCAGGTCGAGCAAGCGACCGATCTCCTCGAGGATGTCTCGGATGCCGTCCTCGGCGTTGATCGTCACACGAAACGTGTTGGTCGGATTGGCCTTGCAGTACTGGTCGATCGCCGTGGTCTTGCCGCAGCCTTTTTCGCCGATGATCATCTTCACGCCGCCGAAACGTGCGGTGCAGTTCAGATGCGCACGTTCGAGAGCCGAGATGGCGATCACAAACTGCGGCGTAGGCTCTACCTTCCAAAAGGTTTGCTCGATCTCGAAGCCGATCACCGATGCAAGCGTAATGAAATAGCGGTCGGCGATCTCCGTAACCTTGTCAGGGCCGGATTTGTATTCATAGACCCCGTTCAGCAGGTTGGAAAGATACGACGCGCTGATTCCGCAAGTCCTTGCCAAGGCATTCTGCGACATGCCGTGCCGCTGCATGTACTGCTTGGCGGCAGTAATGATTTCGTCTTTTTTGATTTTTTCCATAAGGCGGTTATTTGATGTATTTTGACAAATCGGAAATGTGATTTTTGTGGTAGTCGATCACTGCCTGCTGTTGGACCTGGTCTACCTTCTTTCGCTCCCGCTCCCGGGCGCGTTGTTTCTTGGCCTCCAGCTTCGCGCGGCCCCGTTCATATTCGGCGGCGCTGATCTGCTCGTGCATGGCGTTGTAATCCTCCTTGGTGGCGTTGTCCCGGATGTTGAAGTCATAGCCGCGGACCATGACCGCCTTTGCCGCTTCGACATCCTCGACGAACCCGTCGACCATCTCCTCGAACTCTGCACCTTTGCGGTTGTAGTAAGCCAGAGCCCGGAGACTGTCGGGGGTTGCTTCGGTCATGGACTTCGACGCCAGCGGTGCAGGCGGACAAGTGAACATGTAAACCTCGTCGGTCGTGTAGACATCAGCCCCTTCGGAGTTCCAATAGACATGCGCTTTGAACGATGAAGCATACCCCATGTGCTGCGCGATCAGGGCCACAGTGCCAGCATCCGTCGGGATGTCGAACTTGTACTCCTTGCCGTCGCGTTCGAGCGTCAGAATCGACCGCAGATAGCTTAAATCCCGCTTCGACATTTCACCCGTGATCCGGCGGTATTGCCGATCGGTATATTGTCCGGCCCGGTCGTTCTTCAGTGTATGAAACCATTCCGAAGGAGTGAGTTCATTTTCCAGGCGCGTGTTGTTCCATTCACGGATGGCGACCGTCAGTTTCTCGATAGCTTCCGTATAGGTCGGCAGGGCCATGATGTCGTAGTAGTCCGGATTCGCCATGCTTTCGAGGCTCCTGGCGTTCCACGAGGTCTCAGGCAGTTTGAAATAACTCTTGAAACGGCGTTTAAACAACCGGAACATGGCCTCGGCGGGGTTCGCTTGAGAGTTTCCCGGTGCGATCGTGCGAAAGTTCCGGCAAACGCGCTGCAGGTAAGCCTTCGAGGCTTCGCCCGTATAGGCGCCGTGGTTGTCGCTGATGAAGTCCAGCACCTCGGTCTTGCCGTTGTCGACGAGCGCCATGCGCATCGCCTGCCGCAGCATCGTGCCGTCCTCGAGGTGCAAACCTTTCCGGCTCACGGAATAACCTGCGATGTAACGGCTGCCCACATCCGAGATCAGCATCACGTATATCTTCATCATGCGCCATTTGCCATATTGATCCTGATAGCGGTACGGTACGACGCCCGAACCGTCGGAGGCCCACAGCGAGTTAGCGAACTCGAGCGGTTTGGCCGGAACATAGGGCCGATAGGTATCTTTGAAATGCTTCTTGCCATGGCGTTCCTTCGCCGACAGCATTTTCCGGCTCCATGTGTTCGTGTAGTGATTGAACGTCGAAGGCTTCACGGGAACAATACCCATCGCCTCCATGTCTCCCGCATAGAGTTGCCACAGTTCCCGCTTGGTATCCTTTTCCGAGCCTCCGGGATTCAGCCAGTAGGTCATAATCGCCGTCTCGTGGGCGTCCATCTTCATCACTTCGCCCGTGGTGTAGTCTACCAGTTCGAACTTGCCGATGATCCGGCGGTTATCGTTGCCGTATTTGCCCGAGACGAGCCACTCCCGGAGCTGGCGGGGGTCCTCCGGAATGCCGCCGATCTTCTTGCGCAAACTGTCAGCGTTCTTGATCCGCAGCCCCTCGAGGGACGCTTCGGCGAGAAGATCGACACACAGAGCGAGGAAATCGGCCTGCGTAGGGAATCCGAGCCGCTTGTATTCGTTCCGAGACAGGGCACGTTTCAGAAAACGGCACCAGGCGACAGAAACAGCCATCTGCCGGGCCTTATCCTGCGTGTAGACCGCCAGGTCTCCGACCTTGTACTCCTCGTAATAGGCAATGTCGGTATTGTCGATCAGGAGCTGCACCTGTTCCCGGATCATCCGGCGCTGCTCGGCCTGGCGCTCGCGACTGCCCCGAAGGTTCTGCCCCTCGACGGCGCCGATCAGCTCCTCTTTCGAGGGCAGCTGGTCCCGGTAGTAGGTCGGTTTCCGGTTCGGGATATGGTCGTAGTCGTAGTAGTACTGCCCGCCCTTGCGGCCCCACCGCCAGGCCTTGCCTTCCTTTTTGCCAAGGAAGAACTCCGCCTGATCGGCGACCTTCTGCCACGAGGGAGGAAGGGAGGATTTGTAACGCTTGCGGGCTGTCATTCGCAGAAATTCATCATCCACTCCACATGCCTCGCATACCATACGCTGCGACACCCAGACGGTTTGCCCGTCCGAGGTCGCGCGTATCAGTATGTCGTTTGGCAGTATCATTAAAACCGTGTTTAAAGCCGTTTAAAACCTTGTTTTTGCCCTACTATGGGCCGGGGCGTATTCCCCGGCCCGCATCATGGCGACATTCGCCCGGCCTTTGGCCGTCTTCACCGTATGTCCGCTTCCTGCGGTAAGGTTGCTCCCGTGTCGGTATCGCTCCGAAACAATGCCTTTGCATTCACGGGATTTTTAGTTAACTTTATGGGTGCAAACCTTATTAACTAAAATTATTGGTATGGATAAGATCGACTACAATGCAATCAAAAGAACCCTCGAAAGGATGACCTGCCGTGTGCATGGAGAGCATCCGACGGTCACAATTGTCCGCGACGGGGTCAATATCAAATGCTGTTGCGACCAATTTCAAAAGGAATTGACAAAAAAGACCGAGGATTTAGCAACAAAGCAGGTCTCAGACGCGATAGACGCTGCATTCCGGAAGGCTTTCAAGTGATTCCTCTTGTACCACAGTCACGGCGCATGTAAGGGTAATTATCCGATTGGTTTTGTCGCGGTTTTGTATCTGTCGAATGCAGCCTACTAATTCGGACAGATTCTTGGCCGTGATTATTTCTGTGGACAGATGTAATGTGATGTTTGGCATAATATAAGTTATTGGTTATTGTTTCCTGCTCCCGTGTCGGTATCGCTCCGAAACAATGCCTTTGCATTCACGGGATTTTTAGTTAACTTTATAGGCAATAAACCATTTAACCAAATTTTGTCATTATGGATACCAGTAAAGAACTTTTAAAAGTAAACATTCGAATGAGCTCCTATTTTGCCAAAGTAGATGCCTTAATTGAGGCTTTGGATGAACACCAACGAGGTGCATTTAAGGAAGCTTTGAGACGCGGAAAAGAAACCTATATCAGACATCATGAGGAAGAGCTCGACGAAGAGCTTCTGCAACTTGTTGATCGAGCATTTCAATAAAATACTGTTGTTCCTCTTTCAGAACTTCTCGCATGATCGGTGCGAGAAGCCTTTTTATCCATTTACGTATCATAACTATATCGGTATTGAGTTGTTTTATTTTGTTGTCGTTACTCTTATCTCGCTGATTAGCTATTCGAAAAGGCGGCCCATATTTGCCAACCGTTCCATCGCCAGCTGTTCCATCATCTTTTTCTTGCGGGCCGGAACCTTGTCCCAGCATTTGAAGCAATACCGCCCCGCGGGGGTATTGTAATGTGCGCCGCTGATTTCGCACTTGCATTTGATGCACCGGAGCTTTGGCTGTTCCATGGTTATTGGAGATTATTTTCAATGTAGGCGCGATCTTCATCCCAAAGAGGCATCCCCATCCGGATTTTTGACATCGTAACCTTGCGTTGGCCGATCAGCCGTACCGCCTCTTTGTAGAAATCGGTGTCATCATAGGCGCAAGCCTTTCCTGTGAGGAAAATTGCAAGTTCTGCGTCCTTTTCAGTGCTTGCTTTGACATAACCATCATGCCACTCGGTTAGCGTGTTTATGGAGTTTTCCAGACCTTGAATCCTTACTAATAACTCCTTAAGGATACGGCTCATTCCGTACTTCTTATATTCTTTGCAAAACTCGTCCTTATCCATATTCCCGGCGGCCATATACATGGTCTCGATGTGCTGATACTCCTCGGAGGTAGGGGTCATTCCGGTCCTTTCGGTAAATTCTTCGCGTGTCATTGTTAAAAATTGTTTAAACGTTAGTTTTGCTGGTTCCGTTCGGCGATCACCCTCTCGGCGATCGTCAGAACTCGCTCACTTACTCCGCGTCCCATGATCACGTAGGAGACCCACACCGGATGCACGCCCGCGAGGCGGGCGATATGCTTCTTATCCCCGCGCCGGAGACCGTTCCGAATGGCCTCAAGTCGTTTTTCTCGGTTTTCTGTGCTCATAATCAAAAAAATTGAATACTTTTGTGTTGTAAACTTTACGCAAATATAGGTCTATATTTTGACCATTCCAAATAAAAAGGTAAAAATTTTGTCCGAAATTAAGCGCAGAATATTCGAATACCTCAAAATCAAAGGTATAAGCAAGACCTCTTTTTACGAGGCTTCGGGGATTGCTGCCTCTAATTTTAAGGGAGCAGGGGCAACCAGCGAACTCGGTGGAGATAAAATAGCCAAAGTTTTGACCTTGTACGAAGATTTGAATGCAGATTGGTTGCTAACAGGCCGGGGAGAAATTTTGCTTACCAAAACTCCAAAAAACACCATCAAATCAAATGATGGGAAAATTGATGGGGAAATTGATGGTAAACGAAAACTCCAAAAAACACCATCAAATACAGAATACCCGAAAGGGGAAGAAAGCTTCGAGAAGAATGTCGCCGATGTTACCGTAGATAAGGTTTTCAAGTTGCGAACCGATCGTCTGATTGACCGCCAGCAGATACCTATATATGACATGGAGGCCGTCGCTGGTCTTGTTCCGTTGTTTGCAGACCAATATAGCCAGTCGATCGTCGAGGTCATGGAGACGACACTGATCCCCAAATGCGACGGAGGACTGCGTATCGTAGGGGATTCGATGTACCCGCTGCTGAAAAGCGGAGACATCGTGTTTTACAAGCAGGTACATGACATCATGCACAGCATTATATGGGGTGAAATGTATCTGATTTCGTTCGACATTGACGGCGACGAGTACGTTTCGGTGAAATACCTGCAAAAATCAGATACACCGGATCACATCGTGCTGGTCAGCTATAACGAGCACCACAAACCGATGGAGATACACATCAACCGCATCCGGGCGCTTGCTTTTATCAAGGCGTCGCTGCGCCTGAACTCGCTCAAATAGGGGACAGGTCGGTCTATACTATTAAAGCCCGCACAAACCACGTTTAAATGGCTGTGCGGGCTCGTTTTTCGGGCAGACACAACCCAAAATTAAAGCAACCCCTAAATCCGGTAGGCTATTCTTGAAATTTCTACATCAAAAATTCAACTAAATTCAAGCGCCTAAATTTGGCTGTTCTCTCCTAACTATCTACTTTACAATCGTTTCATCTCTTTTCTCCCTTTTGGAGTTTTCGTTCTGCCCCTTACACGCATCCCTCCGCACGCACCCGCAGGGCACAAAAAGAAAACCCCGTAATTCGCAGAATTACAGGATTTTTCTCATAACCACTCGGTTTTCAGTGGAGGTGGCGGGAGTCGAACCCGCGTCCAAACAGGGAACCCGAAAGCTTTCTACACGCTTAGCCGCCATTTGATCCTTCTCCCCGTGCCTGGCAGGCAGCTACCGAACACAAGGCCCAGTTCCTTGATTTTCGCGCACCGGCCGGAACCCTCCGGCGCACTATCTCTAAATGGATGATACCCCGTATGAAGAGCCGTTAAAGAGCGGAACGTCCCTTCGGGATACTCGTCGCCAAAGCGCCTGGGCTTCGGCGATTAAGCCAATTTTCCTTGAAAATTAGGCAGCGAGTGCAAGGCTGTTATTGCCATTTGTAGTTTGAGCATCGGGATTAACGAGCCGCCACACAGCGCTCGGCGTGCTTACAATCAAACTCTGCCTGCTGTCAAAACCAGGCACCCCCGGTCTTTCCGCGCAAAGTCAATCGGAAACAGTGCAAAGATAGTACAAAACGCGGGCATTCGCAAATTTATTTGACAAATGCCGAGCACAGCCCCGTCGGACCGAAAGCACCGGAGCCGGATTGTCCGGACTCGGAGCCTCGGCAGCCGAAACCGCGCCGCCGGCCCGTTCCGAAGCAGCAGGCGGAGCGTCTGCCGCAGTCCATCGCCCGCGAGGGGTTGCGCGAAATCCGCGCCGCACCCGCCTCCGGACGCCTGCCGGAACGCTTTTTTACCGGACGGATGAAGGGCATACGGATATTTTGCTTATCTTTGTTTGTTCGGAAAACAGAGCGAAACGCTATGAATGAAAAATATGTCGTAAATCTCCGCGACGTGGCTATCTACCATGCCGACAATCCCTTCGGCAGCTGCTCGGAGAAGAAACTCCTGCAACGGGGCGAGATGGTGCTCTCGGAGGTCAACCTGTCAGTGGCCCCGGGCGAATTCGTATACCTGATCGGACGTGTCGGGAGCGGGAAAAGCAGTTTACTCAAAACTTTATATGCCGAGATGCAACTCCTTACCGGAAAGGGATATGTCGCGGGCTTCGACCTGCGCCGCCTGCGCCGCAAGGACATCCCCTACCTGCGCCGCCGCATCGGCATCGTCTTCCAGGACTACCAGCTGCTCACCGACCGCAACGTCTTTATGAATCTTTACTACGTGATGAAGGCCACGGGCTGGAAGCGCGAGCAGGAGATCCGCGAGCGCATCGACCGGGTGCTGGGGCTGGTGGAACTCGGCTCGAAGAGTTACAAGATGCCCTTCGAGCTTTCGGGCGGCGAGCAGCAGCGGCTGGTGATCGCCCGCGCGCTGCTGAACGACCCGCAGGTGCTGCTGGCCGACGAGCCCACGGGCAACCTCGACCCGGTGACGGCCGACGGCATCATGCAGCTGTTCCAGAAGATCGCCTCGCAGGGCTGCGCCGTGGTGATGTCGACGCACAACACGGCCCTGATCGAGAACTACCCCGCCCGCGCCGTGCTCTTCTCCAAGGGCAAAATCCGCGAGGTGGACCTCAAGGCCGAACTGGCGTAATTCCGCATCAAGGCCGCAAAGCGAACGAACAGACCAAACAATCGTCCGTAAAGCCGTTTCCGGATGCTTGTTTTATCCGGAAATTTTCCGTATATTTGTACGATATTTAAAGACTACGATGAGTACCGAATTAGAAAACGTTAAAAAACAAGAAGAAGAATACTCCGCGTCGAACATTCAGGTCCTTGAAGGTCTCGAAGCGGTGCGCAAGCGTCCCGCCATGTACATCGGCGACATCGGCGAGAAGGGTCTCCACCACCTGGTTTACGAGGTCGTGGACAACTCGATCGACGAGGCGCTGGCAGGCT